CACCGCACCTTCCTGGGCAGGCGGCTGAATAATTGGTGCCGGTGTTATATGCCCAGGTTGTGCCGGTTGGAATAGTTCGGGTCTGCGTTCGCCAACCATGTATTGCATACCTGGAGAGACCGCACCACCAAAGGCTCTTGGGACTGCTGGAGTGCTGGTGTTTGGTATCACGCCGAAAGCACCAGCTATCGTGCTGCCCATTCCACCACCGCCAGCCATGCTTGTAAGTAATCCCATAATAGCTTGTCTGGTTAGGAGCCGTGTCAAGTCTGCAAGCATCGAATCTACAAGACCTTTGAAGTCAACCTTACCCGTGGTGACAAAGGACACCAAAGCATCTTCCATATTCTTAAAGGCGTTAGTGATTGTTTTCTCTGCTAATTCGGCGAAGTTGCTTATCTCCAGGCCCAAGGTGAGGAAGCCACGTTGGAAACCTGTCTTAACGTCGGTGGCAGTCTTCATTGACTCCAACCTCAACTGAGCCATTTTTCTGGTATATTGTTCAAAATTAATAAGCTGTTTATCTTCTGTGCGTGAGGATACCATCTGCCAAATATCATCAAGTTGTTCCATCTCACCAATCAATCGACCTATGTCACCAGTCATCTCTTTGATGAGCTGACTCTGAACAGGCGTCGGAGACCACTTCGTAAAATCTTCTTGCTCCGGGGCGTCACCACCACGAGCTGCTGCCGCTGCCTTCGCTCTACCAATGATGGATTTAACTCCAGCACCAATGACATCGGACATAGCGAAACCACGACCGAACGCATCACCTATCGATTCACCGGCCTGCTCTACTTTGAATTTGGCTCCGGAGAGTGAGTCCTCACTTGCGGCGGCTCTAAGATTCTTATCTAAAATATCGGAGAAGCCTTTGAATCCCTGGGTGGCCGCATTCTTAAATGATAACGCTGCTTGATCAGCATATTCTTTCGCCTTCCCAGCATTACCGGCCAGTAATTGCTCGGACGCACCGGCAAGTGAACCCATCCCTGTCCTAATATTCAACGCAAAGATTTGGATCATATCGCCTATACTTGCGAACACTGCTACAATATAGTCAGCGATGGTTTCAATTCCACTAAGTATCGCATTCCAGGCATGTTTGGCATAATTGGGAATATCCTTAAATACCTTCTTAATGACTTCACCGGCACCAACAAAAAGGCCAAGAAATTTGTCGATGAATCTTGCACCATCTACCAAGACATTCTCAAGCGTCACCGAAAACTCTGTCTCGATACTTTTACCATCAAATAAACTTGCAATGCCGTCCCGCAAAAATTTGTATGTTGTCTTAGCATTTTCGCCGAGGGCTTTCATTGTATCAGCCAAGGTCGCGTTCGAGTCGGAAGCAATTTTAATCTTGTCCGAGTAAATTACCAATGCAGTGCCCGCCAGAAGAAGAGCTGTTGCCAACGGATGAACTTTGAGTACCTCAAGACTGAATAATCTCATCTGAGCAATAATTAGAATCAGGTTCTTCAAATAGATCGTGCCCAAGACTGTGCCGGCAATCATCGCAAATCGGCCAAATGTTTCCATGTGATCTGCCACCCAAAGAAGGGCACCGGCAAAATTACTGGTGAATTGAATGCCTTGATCTATGTCACCAACAAATTTAAGAATAGCTGATCTCAAAACTGTTATACCCTGGTCGATTGTTGGAATACGTTTCTCAAATCGCGTCCGCAAACTTTCTTCGGCCGTCTCAAAAGCCTTGATAATTTCTTTGGCTGTGATTCGACCCTGAAAACCAAGCTCTCGAAGCTCACCACGAGTGACATTAAAATGTGCCGAAATAACATCTGTCACTACAGGCAATTGTTCAAGAATAGCACGAAGTTCATCACCGCGTAATGCGTTTGATGCAAGTGCCTGGGAGAACTGAACCATACCCCATTGAGCTTCGCGGGCGGTAACACCTGATAGAATAATTGCATGATTCAACTGCTTTGCGAATCTAAGAACGTCTTTATATTGTAAACCCAATTGCTTTGTGTTGATTGCAACACGGGCATACATGTCGATATTTGCTTCCATTGAGGTACGAGTCTCTCGACTCATGGTAAAGACACCTTCCATCGCCGCATTCAACTCCCAGGTGCTTTCTGTTACAACCCTAAGTCTATTGAGCATATTCGCGTAAGCATCTGCGAGCATAATGGTGTCACGTAGTACCCTCGCAGAAACGAGTCCGGCGAGGATTCCCTTCAACCTATCCATCTGATCCGCAGTTGCGTCACCGGCTTTGCCAACACCTTCGATATTACGTTTGACAACGCGGGCACCGTTTTCACGAATTTCAATTAGCAGTAGTTCTTTTTTATCTGCCACGGAGTAACCTACCTTTTCTCAGGATAGCTCGTGCTGCGGCAATAGCAAACGTAGTCATGCCTGCACGAGCTTGTCCGGATGCTCCTTCATCAAGATCGTTGATATAGCCAACTGGATTAGCGATGAAGATGTTTCCTTTTCCGATCTTCCATACTTTAATTTTATTTGCCGCATCTACTAATGCTTTGGTAGATGCGATTTGTCGATTCGTCTCAACCTTTTCCGTATCCGGGCCTTCGATCTGACTCGCTTTCGGAGTACCGAATGAGAGCTTCCAATTGATTCGAGCACGTCCAGTATCTACCGGAGTACGTAGCACGAGCTCATTCGTAGCCGCCATAGCAGCTTTGCGAATTGTCTTAGAGGCATTATGCACAAGCACATCGCCAATTGCATTTATTCGACTTCCAAAGTTTCGTGCCATATACGCTCATTATACCCGATATTATCGGCGAAATCAAGCTTTATCTTTATTTTTTCGAGACATATAATCTAAAAAAGCTTTATCCATCATTCTGATATGATAGTGTAAATCCTCAGCTTCTTCTTCACTCAAATCCAATCTGTCAGCGTAGTCATCAATGGCCCAAGACGGTATTGGCCCAGCCGACCAACCTGTACTGCGGCAAGTGTTTAGCTCAGTGAACGCACCAAAATATAGCTCCAGACCAACAAATAGGTCTGGAGCGTTCTGTATGCGTTCAGGTAATGCCTTCCTGCGGAAGTAGCATTCTCGGATCATTCGTTGTTCTACCTGACCCATCTCCAAGTAGTAGAGTAGGCAGTCAATCAGTTTTTTGAGTCTTCCTCATTGATCTCGGCTCGGAAATACGAAATTGTGTCCGATGCTTTCTGAATGTCCTGGAACAAATTAGGCTGTGCCCGGAGCACGGCTTCGACGTTGTCTTTGTTGAAATCCAGCAGTGTTTCAGCGTCGGCGTCGTCATGGGTGATAAGGTCTTTAGTGAACCCCTTCCAGCCGGTAATGATCGCCGCAGCGTATGCCTTGATGAAAATGTTTTTCAAAACATCTTCATCCACAGAATCGGTCTGAATTGCTCTGCGATGCGGCTTGGCGAGTCGCTGCATAACCTTGGCGAAGTGTTTATTGCTGCCGCCAGCACGGGCAACTCTTACCTCGACGTCGGGGGCGTACTCGATCCATATACCCTCACGTTCCACCGCAGTGTCTGTCTCAAACATTTTACGAAGTGCATTTCTACTCATAGTCAGGCTCTCCAGTACAAAAATTGGGTCCGGGACGTCCCCGGACCCGTCATTAATTTCTTTGCTTATGCAGCCGCCGCATCGGGCAGATAATCCCAGAAGCACATCAGCATTGTATGTGTGTAGCCAGCTATAGCTCCGGTGCCAATAGCTGCTTCCTGGCTCAGTGGAATACGGATCGCTTCATTCTGAGTTGCGTCCAGTCTTCCATCACCCAGGGACATCAGTGGGACATCGACCGTGATACCGGCGTTCTCTTTGACGAGGTGCATGTCCATTGTAACATCGGAGTTGTTTCTGATCGCTGCAATGGAATTGACATCCATGAAGTAAGCAGTCATACTGCCACTGACTTCAAAGTTGCCATAACTCGCGTCGAACCCACCGAGAACGCCAATTGCTTTGTCGGGCGAAACATTGTTATTGATAACGATGCTCATCTCTTCGGCGAATGCGAACAACGGCGTCGGATTCTCATCGGTGTTGCTGACGACCGCCAGGTTAATCAGAGGAACATTGGACGACGTATTGAATGCCGACTCTTCAATTGCTGCGGCTCTCGTGCCGGACTTTATACCCACGGCTCCTGTGCGGGTCTCGTGATCCATTGCGACGAACGCAAGATCAATCATCGCTTTATCAGAGGTGGGGATGTTTAAGGTCATCTCATTCGGAGTAGCTCCAACCAAATACTCTGATTGAATTTCTGTCGGCGATGCGTCATCGGGAGCACCGAGCTGACGCTCGACGTTGTAGGTTCGCCTCACAATATTGGTTCCGATCTCGTTCTTCAAGACGCGACCGAAGAAGACTTGGATTGTCTTGGCTGCGGCAGTGTCAGCGACCATGTCGGCCTGACACTTGTCGATAACGATTGCACCCGCAACGATTGACCGGCAACGGGCAAACCCCATTCCACTTGTGTCGAACTGCGTGGCTACGGTGTCACCACCGATGTAGATGAACTCGCCGGGTACGAGGCCCAGGTCGGTCAGGTTTTTGGCTGTAGCAGTCAACTTCGGAAGACTTCCGGTCATATCGACTACGAGATCACCAGTGGTGAACTCAAACCCAACTGCCACAATCTTGGCTGCGGCCGGAGGTGTCTCAGCGACCAACGTCTCGCTAACGGTCAGCACGTCTGCGGCGACAGTGGTGACAGTCTTGAGTCCGTTGTTAGCGGCGTTGGTACAGCCAGTAACGAAGACAAGATCACCAACTTCATAGACGTTAAGTCCCGCTGCTGCGGTGTAGGTATTGGGGCCTGTAGTGACACCAGTTATTTCACCGGCACCACCAACTTCGGCTTTTGCCCGAAGAGTGGCGAAGAAGAAACCCTGCAATAAATCTTGTAGCCCTTCTTGGACAAGATCATGGTTGACGGAACCAGCCGCATCCAGATCAGTCGTCTGACCCTTGCGTCGCTGTCGATCCGTGCGGAACGGTGTTCTCGTAACCTTGGAGATCGAACCACCGAAATCTGAAAAGCTGTTCACATCGAGAGGACGCCAGATCGGAGTACCCGGCAGCGTCTTGATGCTGGATTCCTCAGCATACGCTGTTTCCACTACATTTGAATTAATTTTGTTTACTGCTGCCATTTTGTAAGCTCCTTTTTTACTGTATCAAGTCGTACTCGAACTCTGCGATTACGTCTGTTCTAAACCAATTTCCGTTTTCACCAACCTCTACTTCCGAAACATCTCTATACCAAATGTCACCATCTGGAGCAGAGCGGAAGTCCTCTGCGAACGCCGCAGAAAGAATGTCACTATCTACCAATCCACCTTCACGCGGAGTGTAAATCTCCACGAATACAAAACCTGCTTGCGTGTGTTTTCCCTTACCATCGGCTCGGCCTAAAGATGTTCTTGATCCGTTTCGATGTCGAACACTGATACGAACCCACTTAGTCGTTCCGGCTTTCGGCACTGTTTTACCTGTGTCGTCATAGATCGCAGTCAGGGAATGCGTTGCCACCACCGCTTTTAGCGGTGTTAGCATTCTGTCTCTCGCGTCTGTACGTGATGCTATCATAGTTCTATTTTACTGTCTTACCTGCAAAATGTAAAGTAAAATATCGGACTTATTGGTAATTTTTTCAACATTTATTACATTCCAACTGGAACTGTCCAGAGAATCAACGACTTTGGTGCCTTCCTCGACGTTCACGGTCTCATCAGGAATGAGCAATATCTTTTGATCTCCACGCTTAACATGGTCGCCATACTCCTTAGCCCTATAGCTGACAAATACACCTGTGGCATTGGTCGGCGTGCCAGCAGTGTTCCCACGCCACGGCTTACCGGCATCCGCCTCGGTTCCAGGGAGCGTGATTGTTAATGCTCGACCCTCTTCATCAATCAGCTCTTCAATCCATGCCCATTCTGCGGGGAGTGCCATTGCTTAGCCCCTCCCAAGAGTACGTCGCGTTGATGCAAGCAACCTTGTTTTCTTCATCTTCCCATCGGCCACAGGCCAAGCTTTTTTCGCTGACGAAGCACCGCCTGATTGAAAATACTCTGTCTCTTTTTCCA